GCACAAGCAATAAACGATTTGGTATCAGCGCTTAAATACATAATGCGCTAACCTGCTATAATTAATATAAACAAAGGATAAAAATGGCTAAAAATTTATTAGAACAAATTATGGTTAAAAATACCAAAAAGAAAAAAAGAAATAGCGAAGAAGATGAAAATCTTGTTGAAGGTTTGGCAACTGCTATAAATGCTGGTTACCTTACTAAAACAAAACCAAAGTTTACTAAGAAAACTAACTTCTCTGCATCTAACCTAACCTATGGCTCAGGAGAATGTCCAAGGTATTGGTATCTAGCATTTGATGGTCAAATATTTTATGATAACTCAGACGCAATTGGTGTAGCAAATAGAACACAGGGAAGTCTTGGACACGGAAGAATTCAAGAAGCAATAGAGGCTTCTGGCCTACTTGCAGAAGACTTAGAGTTTGATCCAATACCAAGAAAGTATAATCAGCAAACTCACCCAGCAATGGAGTTTAGAGTTAAGACTGATGACCCACCTTTTGATGGTTATGGCGATGTCATGATTGACTATAAAGGTGAAAGACTTGTTGGTGAAATTAAGACAATAAGAAACGATGATTTTGAATATAAGAAAATAAGTAGAAAACCTAAAATGGGTCACTTAATGCAATTGTTAATGTATATGAAGGTTTGGAAAATTCGTAAGGGTGTAATGATTTATGAAAATAAAAACAATCACGAATTACTTACTTTGCCAGTAGTTGTAAGCGAACATTATCGCAATTGGGTAGAGCAGGCCTTTGAGTGGATGAGAATGGTTTATAAAAATTGGCAAGATAAAGAGTTGCCACAAATACCTTATCGCTCAAATTCAAAAATCTGCAAGGTATGTCCAATCCAAAAAGCCTGCTCTGAAGCAGGTACGGGAACGATCAAGATCAAACCTCTGATATTATTAAAGGATGAAGAGGACCCGTTAATGTGAAACTGTGTGAAAGATGCGAGACCCAGTTTAAACCAAAAGTAAGTTATCAGATTTATTGTGGAGATACTTGTAGAGAAGAGTCCACTAAAATCAAGATAGCCGAAAGGTATCAAATAACCCGTAGACAAAGAAGAATAGGAAAAAAAAGACTTTGTATTGGTGGTTGTGGAGAACAACTTTCAATATATAATGATTCTGGGTTTTGTCCTAATTGTAATGTAAATAAAAAAGAAGTAGATAAAATGTTAAAACAAATAAAGGGGTTTATTGATTATGAACAGCAATGGTGAACCTAAAACAATTTGCGCTATTGATGCAAGCACTACAAGTCTTGCCTTTGCATTATTTAACAATAAAAAACTTACCACAGTTGGAAAAATAAAATTTGAAGGAAATACAAACTATCAAAAGGTAATGGATGCGTGTGCAAAAACAAAAGCATTTTTTGAATACTCTGGCGGTTTTGAAGCAATTGTAATAGAGCACACAGTTTTTATGAATAGTCCAAAAACTGCTGCAGATCTTGCACTTGTTCAAGGAGCATTACTGGGAGCAGCAGGTCTAACTGGAACAAAACAAATAGGAACAGTAGCACCAATTACTTGGCAAAATTATTTAGGAAATAAAAGATTAACAAAAGAAGAACAAATAAATATTAGAGCAAAAAATCCAGGCAAGTCAGACTCTTGGTATAAATCTTATGAAAGACAAATTAGAAAAGAAAGGACTATTAAGTTAATTGAAATCAACTACGATAAAAGTATTGACGATAATGACGTTGCTGATGCTTGTGGTATCGGCCATTGGGCTATTAATAACTGGAATAAAGCAATGAGAGTGGAGGAATAATGCCAGAGTTAAACGCTAACATACCACCAATTGAGTGTTATGTCCGTGGTAATTTTTTAAGAGATCAAGAAGATAGCCATGACAAATATTTTCCATGTGTAATCTTTGGTGTATCAAGTATTAAAAGTAGAAGCCCTTTATTTCATTTTTTAATGGAAGATGGTGGCATCTGGTGGAGAATGCCGATCAACGCATTTTGTACAAAACCAGGAGTTCCTGAAGAACCAATCTATAACCTTGTGCTTTGGAATTCTTTTAGTCCACACATAGCAGTTACAAAATTTGAAAACTTAAGCAACATGAGAATGTCTTATATAGATAGAAATAAAAATAATATTGGTGGAAAATACTTGTTTACTTTAGATTGGCATAATCCAGAAAGTAATATTTTAGATGATGGATATTCAGAAAGTCCAGGGCAACATAAATGTGGTCATGTTATTCAAAGAGATGATGGAAATTTTGCGGTACAACCAAATAACCGTATTAGACTAAAAGAACCATCATTTGTAACTAAGAAAGATCTAGTAATACAAAGACTTATAAATACAAATAAGTGGGATGTTGAAAGTTACGATAAGTGGGTTTTAGAAGACTCAAATGCGTATGACTATAATATTTCTGAAATAGAAGTTGACAAATAATCTTATGGCTGCTAAACTGTATACAAGCGAGGCTTGGCTCCGTAAAAGGTTTGTTATGGACAAAAAGTCTCCACAGGATATTGCTAAGGAATGCGGGACCAGTGTTGAAACTATTTATGTATACCTTGCAAAATTTGGATTAAGGAAATCAAAAAGATGAAGTTAGAGCCAGTATACGAAGATGTTAAAAATTTTAAATGTGATGATCTTTATCTTCACTCAATCGGAGCGCCATCTGGAAATTCAATTTGGAAAACATGTCACTCTATAGCACAAATGCTTATTGAAAAAAATATAGCCTATGGTGATTCTGCTCTTGATCCTGTAAGAATTTTTAGTAAGTCAGATCCAGCAGAACAACTTAAAGTTAGAATTGATGACAAACTAAGTCGCCTCATGAAAGGCACAGATTATCCTGGAGACAATGATATTGATGACTTAATAGGATATTTAGTTTTATTAAAAATAGCAAAGGAAAAAAATGTCAACTGAAACAGAATTAATTGAGCATCTTGATGAAGTTAATAAGGTAGTTACAGAATACCTTAAGGGTCAAGATCCAACAAAAATTTCTAAAGAGTTAGACATTCCACGTACTCGTGTTGTTTCATTAATTAACGAGTGGAAAGTTATGGCTTCTGCCAACGATGCAATTCGTGCTCGTGCCAAAGAGGCTCTTGCTGGTGCTGACACACACTATACAAAACTTATTACAAAAGCCTATGAAGTAATTGATGAATCAAGTATGACTAATAATCTTAGTGCAAAGACTCAAGCAATAAAGTTAGTTATGGATATTGAAAAATCTAGAATTGAAATGTTACAAAAAGCAGGACTTTTAGAAAACAAAGAACTTGCAGAAGAAATGGTTGAAATTGAAAGACGACAAGAAGTTCTTGTTGAAATATTAAGAGACATTGCCTCAACACATCCAGAGGTTCGTGATTTAATTATGAGACGTCTTTCTCAGATTGCAAAAGATGGAGAGGTAATCACAATTGTCCAAGATGTTCAATGATTTTTTAGAAGTTTTAAAAGAAAATCAATTTGATGAAATTCCAGTAGACGCAAAAACATTTGTTGAGTCTGCTGATTATCTTGGTCAGCCACCATTATCTTTAATTCAATATGAAATTGTAGAAGCAATGAGTCAGATTTATCGTAAAGAGGAATTACAAGAAATATTTGGATCTGTTACTGGCGCTCAATATTTTGATAAATATACTAAAAATGAAATTATTTTGCAACTTGGCAAGGGATCTGGAAAAGACTTTGTATCAACAGTAGCCTGTGCATATATAGTTTATAAACTATTATGCCTTAAAGATCCTGCTAGATATTATGGAAAGCCAAGCGGGGATGCAATTGATATCATAAACGTAGCAATTAACGCACAACAAGCAAAGAACGTATTCTTTAAAGGATTTAAAACTAAGATAGAAAAATCACCATGGTTTGCAGGAAAGTATAATGCAAAGGCTGATAGTGTTGAGTTTGATAAATCAATTACTGTTTACTCTGGACACTCAGAAAGAGAGTCCCATGAAGGTTTAAACTTATTACTTGCAGTTCTTGATGAAATTTCTGGTTTTGCATCTGAAGTTGGAACTAGCAATGAGCAAGGCAAGACTGCAGAAAATATTTACAAAGCATTTCGTGGATCAGTAGACTCCCGTTTTCCAGATTTGGGCAAGGTAGTACTGCTTTCATTTCCACGCTATCAAGGTGACTTTATTTCTAAAAGATATGAAGATGTTATTGCAGAAAAAGAAACTATTGAAAAGAAGCATCTTTTTATTATGAACGAAAACCTACCACATGATGATCCAAGCAATCAGTTTGAAATTTCATGGGAAGAAGATACAATTCTTTCTTATAAAGTTCCAAAAGTTTTAGCACTTAAAAAAACAACATGGGATGTAAACCCTACTAGGAAAATAGATGATTTTAAATTAGCATTTTATACAGACCTTGGCGATGCCATGATGCGCTTTGCATGTACACCAACATTTGCATCAGATGCATTTTTTAAACAAAAAGATAAGTTAGAAAAATGTATGACATTAAGAAACCCAGTTGATAACTTTAGAAGGTTTGATGAATCATTTAAACCTGATCCAGAAAAAATATACTATATTCATGCTGACCTTGCACAGAAACATGATAAGTGTGCTGTAGCAATTGCTCACGTAGACAAGTGGGTAAATATTCAGGTTATTAAAGATTATCAACAAGTAGCGCCAATGGTTATTGTTGATGCAGTTGCTTGGTGGGAACCAAAAGCAGAAGGTCCAGTTAACTTATCAGAAGTAAAACAGTGGATCATTAATTTACGCAGACAAGGATTTAATATTGGAGTTGTTTCATTTGACCGTTGGCAATCATTTGATATTCAGCAGGAACTAAAGGCGGTAGGCATAAAGACAGATACCGTTTCTGTTGCCAAGAAACACTATGAAGACTTAGCAATGATGATATATGAAGAGAGAGTTGCAATACCAAGAATTCCTTTGTTACTGGAAGAAATGTCAGAACTCAAAATTATGAAAAATACTAGAGTTGACCATCCACGTAAAAAATCTAAGGACCTAGCAGATGCTGTATGTGGCGCTGTTTTTGGAGCAATATCACATACGCCTAAAGATTCTAACCATGAGATTGAGATTCATACTTGGTCTACCTCTACACGACTTGCAGAGAAGCAGAAGGCTATGGTAGAATTAGACAACAGGGAAATGCCTAATGATGTTAGAGATTTTCTTGACAAATTAAATATAATATAAAACTAACGAGGAGAATAATGAATTCATTTAAAAAAATCGCTTTAGTTATGGCTGCAGCCGTGACAAGCACATTTTTTGTTGCAATTCCACAGGCGCAGGCAGCAGTAAGTGCTGGATATGTATTATCCGACACTCTGGCTAGCGGTGCTCGTGGTGTAACAGTATTAGCAGACACAACCAAAGCAGAGGCTGGAGTTAATGCAGTAGTTGTATTAACAACTTCAGACACTTTGGCTTCTACAGCAGACGATAACGTTTCTCTAGAAATTTCTGGTCCTGCAACATTTACTGATTACACAGCAGCAGGATCAAACCCTACAGGGGTAACACTTACCAATCTAGGTAAATTATTTACATTTACGGCTACAACCTCAACAGCGGTTACATTGCCAACAAATGTTAAGTTAACTGTTAATGGTGCAGGCACTGTAACGGTAACACAAAAGAAGAAAGTTGGCGCAACAGTTTCTACTATTGATATTAAAACTATCTATGCTGGAACAACTGCTAAAACAAATATTCTTTCTGTAGCAAACAGTTTTGGACGTGTTCAAGACAGTTCAACAGCAGGAACTCTTGCTTCTAGCGCAGATGTTGCTGGATCAACAACAGTTGTTAATGACGGAACAGGATATGTAAACGTACTTGCAAAAGACGCATACGATGCCACTCTCTCAACAAGTGGTGTTCTACAGGCATCTGCTACAGGTGGAGCAGTTGTTGCATGGGACGGTGCTCCAAGCACTCAAGTTTCATTTGGCGCTAAGACTGGTGTTGGTGGAGTTCTCCACGTAAAGCAGGGTACTGCAAATGCAAACAAGCCAGTATCAACAACAATTACAATTTCATTTAATGGAACAGTATTAACAACTAAGTCAATTACATTTACTGGACAGGCTGCATCTATTGTAGTTTCTGGTGAAGACATTGCACAGGCTGGTGGAGCACGTACAGGCACCTATGACTTCGTAGTCAAGGATGCTGCTGGTAATCAATTGGCTGGAGTTACTCCAACTGCTGATACCACAAAGTATAGCGCACAGGTAACTGCTGTTTCTGTTGCTGGAGCATCATCTGCTACAGCAGTACAAACTGGTGGTTGGACATGCGCTGCTACATCAGGATCAACAAAGGTACGCATTCAACATACACTTTCAGATCTAACAGTAATCTACTCAAATGAGTTTGATGCACGTTGTGGTCAAGGTGTTAATAAGTACACAGCAAAGTTTGATAAGGAATCATACCTTCCAGGCGAAATTGCTAAGTTAACTATATCTGCAACTGATATTTCAGGTGCTAAGGTACATGATGCAGCAACACTTGGAACAGGAGTAGCAATTTCTGCTGGTGGAATGACACTAGTAGGAACAGCAACTTCAGCAGACACATTTGCAAACGGATCAAAAACTTATCAGTTCACCGTTGGTAACAATACTGGAGCATACAATGCAGTAGTTGATCTACCTGCATACGTAGCAACAGATTCTGCTAAAGTAGTTTCTTATAAGGTTGCTCCAAGCACAGCAGAGGTTTCCAATGCTGAAATCTTGAAGTCAATCGTTGCACTTATTGCAACAATCAATAAGCAAATTGCAGCACTACAGAAATTAATCCTTTCAAGGAAGTAATTTCTTAATAAAATTAGAGGGTAGATTAATTTCTACCCTCTTTTTTTTTATGATTAAAAATGGTATAATTACTAATATAGTTATACATTGGAGATGCCCCTTAATTGAGTAAACTAAAACGAAGACTATTAATAGCCTTTGGGGTAGGTTTATGCGTAACAATTTTTGGAATAATGGCACCAGACCATGCTGGCGCTACAGAAAATCAAGAACAAGTTGTTGTAAGTCCTGCTCAACAAGCAGTTAACTCTGCCCTTTCTACTGCTACAACAGAGGTCCAGCAAGCGATTACAGCCACAAACAACGCTTTAGTAGAGGTAACACAAGCACAAACCGAATATTCCCAAGCCCAATCTGTCACGGCAGAAATAACATCAAAAATATCTTTGGCTAATACAGAAATAAATAATGTTCAAACTGCTATTAATACTGTTAGTAATGTTGATTTATCTGTTACCCCAATAGATCAAAGTTCTCAGGTAATTCAAGATGCAAAGACTTCAGTAACTACCGCAACTGCCGCTATAAATAATATAACAACACAAATAACAGAGGCTCAGACAGTAATATCTGAAGCCATTGCAGCAAAAACAGAAGCGTCTACAGCACAAGCAACTGCACAAACCGAACTAACTCAAGCAAACCTTGCTATTGATGCTGCTCAAACAGCAGTCAATAATTTACAAGCCACTATTGGAACTAGCACAAATGTTTTGGCTGGAGTAGATGATGCTGGTGTTCAAATGAATCTTCCGTTCGGAATGCAAATGGGTGGAACTGTTTACAACAATGTATTCGTTGGATCAAATGCAACAATAACATTTGGAACAAATGAAGGATGGGTTTATCATACAACTCCAGGAGCACCTTCAGTATCTATTGCTG